AAGGGTAACGTAATGGAAAAATTAACAGACTTAACAAGTGATTTCGCTAAACTTAGTTTAGCGGAACAAAAAGCATTATTAGAAAACATGCAAAAAGATTTCGCAACTAAAAAACAACAATACGAAAACGAACTTAACAACGCTATAAGAGACTTTGAAACAAAATGTAAAAGCATTTTTAACGACGCATTAAAGCAATATAACATTAAATCAATTAATCTACAAATTAGCTATAATGCCGAAAACAATGGCTATTTGGTTTATAGTAGTGTAGGTAAAAAGACTAAGAAACGAGGAGTAAATAGCAATAATGAAATTATTGCGAATAATAAAGAATTTAAAACGTTTAATGAAGTGTTAAGTCACTTCTATAGTTTCAATAACGATTATATTAAAAGGGAATATGGCACTGGCAATATAAGCAATTCCAAAAAATTGCTGGATTTCGTAAAAGAGAGCGGTATAATAAACCAATATTCAATTAACGGAATTGAATATATAGCCGACGTTTCGGAATAATAACAAATATTTATTTAACCTATTAAAAGGGCAAAGAAATGACAGTAAATAAGGAAGTGAAACAAATGCAAGTAAAAAATATCGCAAATAAATTAATGCTATTAGACGAATTTCATTTAGAAACAATTAATAGCATTTTAGCGGGGGAAAAAACATATATCGAAATAGGTATGATTAATCGAATTGCCAAAGTTTTTAACCCAAATATAGATTGTGATTATGTATTGCTTATAGGAATAATAAACGAACTGTTGGAAACGAAACAAAAATTAAATATGTTAATAGAAGGGCATTACAGATAACTAAATAGCTAAATAGCAATATAGCAAAAGAGAGTAATTAAATGTTACTCTCTTTTTTTGTTTGTAACAAGTAACAAATAAATATTTATTCTGATGATCAGGCAAATAAATGTTTATGCCATCAGACAAATAAATGTTTATGCCATCAGTCAAATAAATGTTTATGTAATGTAATGCTAATAACCTGATCCCCAACAATGTGAATATTAAAGAATGCTAATAACAATGCTAACAATGTTAGTTCTAAACCACTAAACCACTAAACCACCTACAAATTACAGAAATTATACAATGTATATACGTTTAATGTTATGTGTAAAATACAAAACAATTTGTATAGCCGCATTCCCTTACACACCTATATATATACATAGAACTGCAAATTTTGATATATATACTACGTTTCAAAGTAATAATTACTATTTTACTCTGGGGAAACAACTAACAATAATTTTTGTTGCAAACAACAATAACAATAAATGAAACTCAAAAAAAAGTTAATCGAAAGTGCCAGCCCACCACCCATGCGATTTTTCCTGCTAAGGGTGTTACCCATCCCCGACAGGATCGCATTTTTCAAAGTAGTGTTGCCAAAACCACACCTCTTAGGGACTGGTTCACTACTGCTAAGGGACAACGTCACCACCTCTTAGGGACTGGGGTAGAATGTAGGTGCTTTATTTTCGGGGGTTTAGGGTAGTGTTGCCAATTCTAATAAGAGTCTAATAAGACTTTAAGTTTGGCAACGTTTGAATTGTTCAATAAAAAAGGGCACAAGGTATTAGCTTACGCCCTCTATGAACCACACTATTAGAAAGGATTACGTACATTGGTCACTACTCAACATACGGTATGCAATATAAGGAATATTTTTTACAGTTAAAAGGAATTGTTACAACAGGGTTTGTTATTATGGAGTGATAGGGTTAAGTTGTTGTATATATTTATTAATTTTGTACTATGATTTTTGTTGAATTTATTATTAGGAGGTTTTTATGTATTTGAACAATTTAGAGTTAATGGGTTATGTAGGCAGTGATCCTGAGCAGAAGACTGTAGGGGACAAGGCATTAGCCAAGTTTGCATTAGCGGTGAGCAGGGGTCGGGACTCTGATACATTATGGGTTGACTGTGATGTATGGGGCAAGCAGGCGGAGGTAGCTTTAAAGTACGTAAAGAAGGGTATGCCTTTATATGTCAGGGGTACTTTGAATATGCGTAGGGTCAAGCAGGGGGACGAGAGTTTTCGGACGTTTGTATCGTGCAGTGTATTTGACTTCCAGATGTTGGGTAGCAAGGGTGATGTAAGTACGAAGGTTAAGAGCAATAGCAAGGATGCTGAGGAGGGCAAAGATGGCGGAATCCCGTTCTAAACGACATGTAGTAATATGTGGTCCAGGCAGGGCTGGGACGAGTTTCATTATGAGCATGTTAACTGGCTTGGGGTTTGATACTGGTTTCAGCAGCACAAGGGAAATGTGGTTTAACCGGAGCAGGTGTGGCATGGAGTTCATCGGAGACCGCATTTTGGACGACAGTATGCCTTATTATGTCAAGAGAGCTTTTTACGCAACTTCGGGAGCATTAAAGGGTAGTATAGATGTTATAGATAGAATTGTTCTACCTGTTAGATCTGTGGGTGCTATTGCCTCTTCGAGAAAGGCTGTAGAGGAGTCTGGGGTCAAGGAGGGTGGATACCATTGGGCAGACAACGAAGGTCGTCAGGCAGTGGTTGCGGAGCGTGACATAGGCAGGACGGCGTGGATAGGCATAACGAATGGTGTGCCTGTTATAGTGGCAGCATATCCACGTTTATTATTAGACAGGCGATATTTGCATACTTTTTTAAAGGATGTGACAGCAACGGAAATTGACAGGGGAGTATTTAATGTTGTGTATGACAAGGTTTTCGATAAAGATATTTTAAACAATAGTTATGGAAAGGGAGAAATATGAGGATATTGATGTTACAGAACAGTGCATGTATTCGGAATATTAAGTATTCGATAGCGTTGAGGGCGGCGGGGCATAGTGTTTCGCTGGCATACAGGGGCAATCCTACGAGGTACGTAGGGTTACGATTATTAGTTAATTATTATGAAAGGGTTATCAATGAATACAGAAGTTAATCAGCCGGTGGTGGCAGGAAGACCACCGACACTATGCCCTGTAATGATGGCAGGGCTTATAGCAAATCCCTCCATGACTATCAATAAGTTAAGACAGGGAGCAGATGTTTACCTGTGCGTAAAAAACAGATGTCAGATGTGGGATGAAATTGCTGCGGATTGTGGGTTTAAGGTGCGGCGATGATAGTAGCAATGATGTTATATAATGGTGAGCCATGGTTTGGCGAGTGTCTGATGTCGGTATATCAACACGTTGACAGGGTGGTGATAGGGTGCTCTAAAACAAAGCCTTCTATCCTGTCGAACAACTGGGAGATCGTTGAGTTCACGTGGGAAGATGATTACTCCAAGGCACGTAACCTGCTGATAAAGTTTGCCGAGACGAAGTGGGGGGCTGTTCACGATCACAAAAACCTGTGGCTCTATTGGATAGACCCTGATGAAATACTTATTAGAGGCGAGTACCTAAGGCGTGCTATAGCTAATGAAGGATATCAGGCATACGAAATAGAGTATATGGTGCCGGGTCATGGGTTGCTCTATGATGGTGTTGTTGTTGAACGCCCTTGGATGCTGAGACTGTTCAAGGCAGGTATTGGTATTCGGTACGAAGGCAAGGTGCACGAGGAAGCAATTAGTACTATCGTAAGGAATAAGTATAAGATAGGCAGGGTGGCAAATGCGTATGTGTATCATCATGGATACGCCATCAGCAAGGACGATATGTACAGGAAGAACAAGATGTATGAGGCGAAGATACAAAAAGCTCTTGTCGTCGGTCTCCCCGATAACGAAAGGAGCAATCTGTGGTATCATTTAGGAAAGGAACAGTTATGTATGGGAAAGTTAGGCAGTGCTAAGAAATCTTTTGAGGAGTGCCTAAACTGCATGAATGAAGATAATTCGTTTGCAAAAGATAAAACAATTAAGTATATTAACGAAATAAAAGAAGGAAAGTATAATGCAATTAAAAGCGATTGAATTTAAGCCGCTCTTCGACGATTTGCTTGTAATAGAGTTGAAACCGGAGCGAGAGCGATCAGGGATCATTATCCCCGAAACGGTAAATGAGAAGAAACATATAGCACTGGTTGTCAGTGTCGGGCATGGCAGGATAGACCGCATGACAGGCACACTTAAAGGGATGTTGCCTAAGGTGGGTGATGTTGTTAAGTTCAGGGAAGTACCTGAGGAATTGGTGGAGGTTAGCGGAGACAAGTTCCTGCATATAAAGGAGTTCGATATAGAGGGCTTTTATACAGGCAGTCTGCAGCAGCAATATCGGAGTTTAATAGAAGGGCAGTACCCACAACTATTCACGGAGGAATAATGCCGAAGATTAAAGACATAAAGAAGGGTTACAATGATCCTTTTGAGAATATTCGCAGCAATGGTTACGACGGAGAGACAACGTGGTCTTTGCAAATAAACATGGAAGCTATAACAGCCCGTGTTGTTGACGTACTTACAGAAAGAATGTCTGCATTTGTGCGGGACGAGATATTCAGCAAAGGTAAGTCTTACCCTGCTACGAAAGGAACGAGAGTCATTAACGCTCTGACCGTGGACGAGCTAAATTGTTTAGCTGCCAAGACTGAGGTATTTAGCACTGTGCGGCTACCCAAGACCTATGAAGACTATATTCACTACACAGCAAAACAAGTAGTTCAGACCATAGCTTATGTTATGTTCAAGGATTTTGAGGGCAACAATGAAGAAGAGTAGATACCCTACGTTGTACGTGCAGTGTCTGGAAAATGGGCTAAAGTATGGGAATTTCTTTTATTACAAGAATACAAGGATGCTCATGGACAGACACTATAGCATAGCGAGGAATCAATATTATTTGACTCCTGAGGGAATAGATAAGTTTAAAGAATTAGAAAGTAAAACTGTGGATCACTATGGACCACACAAAGTATATTGGTTAAATTAATAGAAAGGATTTATTATGAAGTCGAACAGATATGTAAAGATGGAAACAAGCATACAGGATGTGTTAGATGAGCTTGTAGAGGAAGTGTTTTTGTACAGGAACAAAACAGCATCGGAGCTAAAAGAGAAGTACGTGCCGGGCAGTACGGAAAGGTTGTTGCAAATCATGGGTAATTATATGCAGGAGTTGCTTAGTGGCAAGCAGTAAAGAGATATTGGCGGCGGTAGCGTCTGTGTATGGCATAACAAAAGAGGAAATGCTCGGCATGTCGAGAAAGCGACCCTGCGTTGTAGCCAGACAGTGCTATTGTTATATCCTCAACAGAACGCTTGGCTTTTCGCCACCTGAGATTGCAAAAGAAGTTGGTATGCACAGGACGACAGTGATATACAGCATAGATACGTATAGTCAGTTTATTAAGGTGTACCCAAAGGAAAGGGAAAGGGTGGCAAGGGTAAACAAGATGCTTAACGCCAAGGAAAGCCCTGACAGCACCAAGGACTATGTGGCGAACGTATTGGTTGAAATAAAGGCAGTGGTAGTGGAAGGCAGGCAAAGCCAGATGTGTGAAAAGAACAGGGAAATATTTTCAAGTCTTATAGATCATGCCACAAAGTTAATTGAGGCACTGTGCAAAGACAAGGGCGACTGGATTGAATGGTGGCTCTATGAAGATGTTGAGAAGGTGGTGCATATAGACGGCAAACCTCGTGACGTAGAAGACGTATATAGTTTTTTAGATTTTTTAAATAATAAGTAATCACAATGGCAGTCGTTTCGGGTGATGTGGCGCCAGCAGGTTCGAGTCCTGCCGACTGCCAGTATTTATGAAAGGAAAACAACATGAGAGAGATTAAGTTTAGAGTTTGGGACTCACGTGACAACCAAATGGAACCTGTCTATGGTTTTGTCCAGTGCGACACACATGTCAAGATATTTATGAGCCAAGATGAAGAGGAATGGATAAGCGACTTAAAGGACAACCTTATTCTTATGCAAAGCACAGGTCTAAAAGACAGCAACAAGGTTGAGATATATGAGGGGGATATTGTCCGTGAAACACGCAGACCTCCAGCAAAAAATGAGCTATATACAGTAGAATATAGAGAGGAAGTTGGGGCATTCATGTTCAAAGATCAATATAATGACTATGATCCATATATCGACATGGGAGAGATAGAAAAGATTGGTAATATCTACGAGAACCCGGAACTAATCGAAAGGAAAGAGAAATGAAGATGAACAAATGTGCAGTTAGTTATTATTGCTATTGCGTTGAAGATGATACTCCAGAACAGGATTGTAGTTTTTATGAAAAAAGCGATTACAGTAATTCCTGTATGTTTAAAAGCACAGGAGAATGTTCCAATGTAGAAGCTAATGAACACGCACTTGAAATAGCTTATCAAGATATGATTGAAAGGAAAGAGAAATGAACTACTGTGAAAAAGAATGGGGACGGTATAGATGCCATGCAACGGCTGCCAATAAGCAGGAATGCGAATATTACGTACCAGACATGAACCCGGATCTATGTGGCTACGAAACAGTTTATCAGGGAGGGACAGATACGAGTTATATTCACATGTGCAATAATCCTGAAGCATGGCAACATTGTAGAGTAAGATACGAGGAGGATAAAAAATGAAAACTAATCACTATGAGAAAGGAGTATTCTGGGACATGGATGACTACTGGTTACAGCACCAATGCCAATACCCTAAGTGCGACAAAAAAGCCGTGGGCAGAGTTAATTCAGGGGCGACAAAAAAATATGATGTTATGGGCTACATGCTCGTATGTAAAGATCACTTAAATGAATTTAGAAACAAATACGGAGTATAACATGAGATTAATTAAATTAACACAGATAAACGATAAGGCAGTGTACGTAAATAAGTATTGCGTAAATATCGTGTACCAACAGAACGAAGAAACAGTTGTTCGTGTCGGTGAAACTACGTTCCTGGTCAAAGAGACGGTTTCTGAGGTGGTAGGTGCTATAAACAAAGAAGAGCAAGACTACTATGACTGAAAGAGAAATACGAATAGACGCAGTGCATGATTTTGTGGGATATATCAAGAGCCGATATCTATCGCTGATAACAGATTATCACACAATGATCAGACAACCAGTTGGGAATATATTAGAGGACTATATGAAAGATAGAGGATTTTATAAATCAGCAGCGGAGGTAAAGGTGCTATGTAAAAATCCCTATGGGGAAAAAGACTGCAAACACTACGAAGGCGGTTATGTCAAAGATAAGGCGAAGGTGGTGTTTGAATGCAAGACATACCAATACAGATCAGGAGAATGCCTCCATGACGAAGCCCGACAAGAAGCCATAGATAAATTCATAAAGAAACAGGAGGAAGATAAGTAATGGCACTAAAAGAGCTCATACAGCTTAACGCCAATATAAACAGAAGCATTACTATGTTACAGATAATGGAACCAGCCAAGGGTTATTATGTCGCCTTTTCTGGAGGCAAAGATAGTATTGTCCTACTATCTATGGTGAAACAAGCAGAAGTTAAATACGATGCGCATTACAGTATAACAGGGATAGACCCAAAAGAGATCATACCGTTTATCAAGAAAAACTACCCCGAGGTATCGTTAGATAAACCCGCCGAGTCTATGTACGACCTTGTAGTAAAGCATGGTCTGCTCCCGACAAGACAGAAAAGATTTTGTTGTGGTCCTCTTAAAGAGAAACATGGCGAGGGCAGGGTTGTCGCTACGGGTATCCGATGGGAAGAAAGCATAAGACGGCGAGAAGAGTGGGATTACGTACAATTCAACAATGATTACAATAAGATAATTATAAACCCTATATTGTCATGGACGAACAATAATGTGTGGACATACATAAAAGATAACGGACTGGCTTACCCAAAGTTGTACGACGAAGGACACCAAAGAATTGGTTGTGTTGCCTGCCCGATGGCTAATGCTGAACAACAAAGAGAAGACTTACGCAAATACCCAAATATAAAAAAAATGTATATGCGGGCTATAAAAAAACATGCCCAAATAAACCCTGACAGCTTCTTTGCGTCAATGCCTCCAGAAGAGATAATCAGCTGGTGGGTATCCGGGATGACCGTAGATAATTACAAAAAATATAGAAAGAAACCACAATGACACAGATAATAAACTTCGGAAACTTTATAAAGGAGATTAAATGAAAGAAATAACAGTAAAAAAGGAAGACTTAATCGAAGCGATTGAGAGCAACATGCAGAAATACAAGGAATTGTATGCAGCGATGAAAACTAAGTATTTTGAAAACAGTAGGGAATTGCTGTACGATGCCATATCTAAAATAGAAGCTGGGTCTGAAAAACGGGTAATTATAGATTTGCATTTACCCACGAATCAGGAGGATGGCTATAAAAATGTCATTTCGATGCTCAAGATGGATGTGAGCGACACCGTTACTTTAGATCAGAATGAGTATGCTAAATATGTGTTAAATGAATGGAACTGGAAAAAGGAATTTGTAGCATCAGCAGCAGCCCTACTGATAACCACTAACAATAGATATTATGGGTATTCAGGATATAGCGGCTCTGCTGGCAAGCAAGGAAACCACGAAGAAAGCGAAGAATACATCTTGTTAAAAGAAAAATTAAAAGGATTTTAAAGGAAATTAAATGACACAGATAATGAACCTCGGAAACTTCATAAAGGAACTTAATTCACAGCCGACACCGGAATACATCCCTAAGGGGAGAATAAACAACGAGATAGTAACTATTACCGATTGGGGCACGTGGCTTCAAAGACACGATCCAAAACTCCTGAGATCAATGTATCGTGAATATCTTATGGATTGGAAATGTGTAGCTAAACACAACGTTTACAAGGGAAGAGTTAATACACTATTGCACGAACTTGATACTGGTTTCCCATGTGGCAGGAGAGGAAAGAAACAACAATGAAAGTAGGTATTCATGCCGTGGACTCTGTCTATGCAAATTTCGCATTACTAAAAGTAGCAGGGTATTACAAAGATTGCGTGGAATGGCACAACCCTATGGAAATATACGATGAGGTATATATATCCAAGATATTTGTTAAAAGTATGGACTATCCCTATGCGCCAGACCACGCATTCAAAGGAGGACCGGGATACCAGAAGCCGTCCTTTCTGCCAGAGCACATAGAGAATAGCCAGCCAAACTACGCTATATACCCAACTATAGATTATTCTATTCAGCGATATAGCTCTGGCTGTGTCCGTAAATGCTCTTGGTGCATTGTGCCTAAGTATGAAGGTAAACTGAAAGTCCACAGCCCTGTTAATCTTAACCCTAAAGGCAAATGGATATTTGTTATAGATAATAACTTTTTTGCTTCTAAAGCATGGCGAGAGTCTATCCACCATTTGCAAAGCTGTAACCAGCCAGTTCATTTCGATGGTATAGACGTAAGGTTATTAAATGAAGAAAAATGCTACGAACTAAATAAGCTAAAGCTACATAAGCAGTTGCACATAGCATGGGATGATCCTCGTGATACGAAGACATTAAAGAAAATAGAACAGGTAATCCAATGGCTACCGCCAAGAAAGCTGATGTGCTATATATTAATAGGGCATAGCTCGACAGAAGAAGAGGATGTGTACAGAGCAACCAAGTTGAAAGAAATGGGGATAGACCCTTATGCTATGCCCTTCGACAGAAAGCAGTTGTATCAACAAAAGTTTTGCGGCTGGGTTAATCACAAACCGACATTTAAGAAAGTAGAGTGGAAAGACTACGTACATAGAATGAAAAAAAATACACCAGACATATACACAGAAAGACTATTTACATGAAAGAAAGCGAAATAACAGCACACGCCATTTCTCTTGCAGAACTATTAGCGGCACTTGTGCCTGCACGGATGAATGGCGAACCACCAAACAAAAAACAACTCAAAGCAATAAATAAGCTAATGGAATTAATTGTGAAAAATTCTAAAAAAGATTTAGGAATATTGCTTGATTTTTTGTTAATTTACGGAATAGAATTTAACAACATTATTGAAGTTCGGAATACCACCGAAATCGAATTATATAACAATTAGGAGGATTTATGAACCACTCATTCGACACAGATGTAGCGTATTCGATAGGGATAAACGCCGCTATCTTGCTGAGTCTGCTTGAGCAAAAAATCGCAGAAAACGCAATGATGGAAACGGATGTTTATGATGGGATACCATACGTAAAGATGTCTCATCGAGTTGCAGAAAACATGATCTACTACTTATCCAAAAAGACAATACGGATAGCATTCGACAAGCTCATCAGCAATGGCTACATAACAAAAAAGCACGGGCTAAACGGCGATGGTTTTGACAGAACAAGTTATTACACTACGCAGGACTTCATAAGAGGCAAAAGAGCTAAGTACCTTAAAAAGCGCCCATTTGCCCCGGAGGACAAATGCATATGCCCCACAGGGCAAATGGCAACACTTTCTACCGACGACGAGCTAACTGGTAGTGATGACAAGAGTATAGCACCTGCCCCCACAGAACAAGTATTGGAAGATGAAAAGAAATGTGGGATTGAAGTACCCCTAAATAAGGATATATATATATACTGGTGCTATTAATTCTTCTATTAAGCATAAAGAAAGAAAAATAAAACAAAAAGAAAGAAAAAACAATAGCACCTTGCCACATTCGCAATTTGAAAAGCAACCACCGAAACCCAAAACTGCGAAAAAGAATTTGTATGCTTTTGGCGCAGGCGGAGAATTACCTGACGAACCACATGTGCCGGAACCCTTGCTCATGGACGAAAAGTTCGAGGTGAAGTGGCGGGAGTTCGTAGAGCATCGCAATGACATACGCAAGCCAATGACCAAGCGAGCAGCTTCAAACATGCTGTCAAAACTAACACGACTGGGGTTTCAGGGATATGCACCACGCCTGCTATTGGAGCGTGCTATAACGAATATGTGGCAGGACGTGTACCCCGATAAGTCGTGTATTGACAGAGAGATGTCATCAATGATTATGCCATTATAGGGGGTGCTATGATTGAATTATCAATGAACGAGAACATAATAAACAAAAATTCACCGTGGAAATCAGGGTGGCGAAATAAGCTCGTTTCCGAAGCCGAGATTATGCGAAACGTGAAAAAAGGTATTGCGATATGCCCCGGGGTGTTAAAACCCAACCACGGGCTTGAAAATGCGAAAAAAGGGGATATTATAGCTGCTGAGTCATTGCTTTTAGACTTTGACAAAAATCATGGGTTGAATTTCGAGGAGTTACGAGAGCATGAATTTATTGCAAATAATGCTTTGTTTGCCTACACTACGTGCTCTCACACCGAAGAGCAGCATCGCTTTCGTGTGTTCTTTAAGCTGGACAGACGAATAGACGTTGAGGATTACGACAAATTGATACGATCTCTGATAGACGAGTTTAAGGCAGACAAGAATTGCAAAGATGTTTCGAGGATATTCTATGGCAATACGAATGCAAAAGTAATGTGGTTTGGAAAAGAATTTAAAATTGCGGGATACAAAGTGAAAGAAAACCAAGCGTGTAAAATAGACCGTTCATGTTGCGACCCATCGAAAACGGATGCTAAATGGTCAGTAGATGATGTTAAGAGCATGTTGGCGGTAATACCTAAACAGCAGGAGTATCAGGACTGGTTGCTTGTTGTGTCGGGGATTGCTAATGAGTTCGATCATATAACGGCGACGGAACTGATTGAGGAGTGGTCGCCTGACAAAGATAAGGGGACGGCTATAAAGGTGGCTCACGCTATCCCTACGATCAACATGGGTGCTGTGGTAAACATGGCAAAGAAATTTGGCTGGGAGCCAAAATGCCAACCAACAAAGGAAGATAAAACCAGGATGGAAAGATTAACGGCAGACAATTATTACGACGAGTTTATGCGAATATACCAGTATGGCTTTGAAAACGGAGATCATGCAGGAGTACCTAAGCTCGATAACTTGTTCAAGTTCTACCGAAAGATGCTGACGATAGTAAGTGGTATTCCAAGTCATGGCAAGACTGCATTTTTGAAATACCTCATGGTGCAATTAGCAAAGAATGCAGATTGGCGATTTGCCGTGTTTAGCCCGGAGGACTCATCGGCAGCGATGTATATGTCGTGTCTGGCAGAGATATATATAGGCAAGCCATTCGAGAAGGGCAAGTCAAATCAGATGACGCAAAGCGACGTAAGACAAGCATACGACTTTATCAGAGAACATTTTTACTTTATTTTCCCCCCGAATTACGATCACAAGTTTAGCGTTATCATAGATTCTGTCAACGAGATAGCATCCAGGAAAAAGATAGACGGGCTTATAATAGACCCATGGAACCAGATAAATCATTCATACGGAGAGGTTACAGAGCACGAATATATAGGCAAGAAACTAAACTTGCTCAAGTACTTCTCAAGGGAAAGGGACATACATACGATCGTCGTTGCTCATCCCCGTAAACCGATGATGGACTACAGCGACAACCGGAAATCTTACAAAGTACCAAGCCCTTATGACGTGTCTGGTTCGGCTAATTGGTACAACGTGGCAGATAATTTTATAATGGTTTACCGACCAGCAGACGAACAAACCGGGACTCTGTGCAACCGGTCAACTATATTTGTATCCAAAGTAAAGCACAGGTACGTAGGTAGGACAGGTGCTTTTACTATGGCTTTTGATACTAATACACAAAGATATATGTAGGAGTGAGACATGGAAACAGTAGTAGGTGTTATAGCTGTTACAGTAGCGGTAGCAGCGTTGGTGTCTGCCATAGTGCTAATGGTGGCAGGCATAGATAACAGACGAGAGGGTATTGTCTATCGGCAGAGACACGTGGAGGGATTCGAGCCGAAGAATCACTGGCCGACCACATGGTGCTATACATTAAACGAAACAGATATTAAGCGACACAGACAAAAAGGCGACAGTACTGCCCGACCCGGAAGCGGAATATAAATTCCTAAAGAACAGGAAGTTTAAATTCGATTATGCTTATCCCGAGAAAAAGATTGCCATCGAAATAGAGGGCGGTCTATGGATCAAAGGTAGGCATAATCGTGCTTCTGGCTATATCAAAGACATGGAAAAATACAACCTCGCCGCTCTTAATGGGTGGCGAATACTTCGTTATACCCCACAGCAAACAACAAGCGAAAAGACCATAAAACAGATACAGGAAATTCTTAGTCAGTAGCTTCCCTCATTGCATCTTCCAATCTATCCGACAACTCCCTAAACTCTTTTAGTGCTTTATATGCCCATGACGGTATTTTTTTCTCGTTACCACTAATGTACTCTTCGATATGAGCACCCATATTTAGCAATCTTATCATAAGAAGATAATACTCATCGAGCAATAATTTCAATTTCTTTATGTCGTTATCCATAAATAATTTGCTTTATGTTAAAATTATTCTTATGTTAATATACGAAAATGAAGTCAATCGGACAAATACAAGAGAAAGGACGACTTGCGGTAATAGCCGAAAATAGTCTGGAAGTACCGACACTTGAACAACAACAGCAAGTGTTAGATGCTTTATTGTACGATGGGTTATGTAAGATATACAACATCATGCAGACTGGTTCTTTCGATGAACAGATAAAATCATTTAATTCAATGATATCGCATTCAAGGCTCGTAGAACAGCGGAGAATGAATACAGCAGAAGAGGACCAGATGATAATGGATGATCCTAACTTAGTGTTAGTAGAGCAAGATGAATAAAATATCAGACTATATAAGCTATGCAAGAAATCCTAAGCAGCAGAAAGCCTACCAATACGTAGGTAAGGGTAAGTTTATATTCTACGGAGGAGCGAGGGGCGGGGGTAAGCTAAGTCCTTTACATTCAAAGGTTTGCACGCCCAAGGGTTGGAAAAAAATAGGAGAAATTAAAGTAGGAGATACTATATCTGATCCTGTTACGGGCGGAACCACGAAAGTCATTCAGATACATCCTCAGGGCAAAAAAGATATATATAAAGTAACATTTGATGATGGGGCAAGCTGTTTGGTCGGGTTAGAACATCTGTGGGCATATAAGCGACCAAACCATATAAGACCAAATACCAAAAAATCATCAGAACGAGAATATGCAGAAGAAAATCTCGGAGCAGAGATGCCACAAGATCAATGGTCGCACTATAGGATCGGGACAACAGAAGAACTTATCACTTTAGTAAGAGCAGGAGAGCGACCAAGAATACCGCTTACAAAACCAGTTATATATACAGTTAATGGAAGAACGGGCAAAGGTTTAGACCCTTATTTATGCGGATTGTTGCTTGGTGACGGGCACATAGATACTTACACAATAACAAATGAAGACAAAGAGATACGGGACTACCTGATATCGTTAGGATTTACGGAATACGGTAAGGATAGTGATAAATGCAATCAGTATCGTGCAGCGGGTGAAATACGCAAGTCCCTGCAAAACTGGGTGTATAACAATAAATTGGAGCACAGGCGGTCATGGGAAAAATTTATACCCAAGTATGTACTTACCTCATCTTTGAAATATCGCACAGAGTTTGTACAAGGGTTGATGGACAGCGATGGCTATGTAGATGAGCGGGGTAGGTGCTATTATTGTACGACATCAGATGAATTAGCAAAAGGCGTTATAGATATTATTAGGAGTCTTGGTGGTAAAACGTATGACAGAATAAAATATCCCAAGTACACACACAACGGAGAAAAGAAGGATGGTCGTCCTGCCCATGACATATTAATACAGCTTCCCAGGAGCAGTGCGTTGTTTAGGCTAAGCAGGAAGAAAGATAGGTGCACTGACTCATGGAATGGCGGACACGAAATGATGCGTGCTATAGTATCAATAGAGTATCATAGCCATGAAGAAGCCCAATGTATCACTGTAAGCTCGCCCAACGGCTTATATATTACAGACGACTTTATCGTAACGCACAACAGCCATTTCGCTTTAACATCAGGCATTCTTGTTGCTATGCAGTTCCCCGGTATCCGTGTAGTTATAATGCGTCGGCATTACAGTGAGCTAAACGAGCTGTTTATACAAAGACTCATGGAAAACTATCCAGAAGATATATTCGGATATAACTTTAGGAAACAGGATCGCACGGCGTATTTCCAAAACAAATCAAAAATTATATTTAGAGCAGCAGAAAGAGATACCGACGTACAGAAAGTACAGGGTCTGGAATATCAATACATGATCGTGGACGAAGCCAATCAGTTTTATCCCGAACAATTAGAGATGTTGCTCGGCTCGCTGCGTAATGCAGGCATTAAAAACTTTACATCTACATTCCTTATGACGGGAAACCCCGGTGGGTTCTCAGACGTATGGTTTAAAACACACTTCATAACGCCAGACTATAAGTACTGGACAAAGAACTCCCTAAAGAATAAACACAAATACATATTTATACCAGCCAGTGTTTACGACAATCCTTATATAGAAGAAGACTATATAGATAACCTGAAAGGCATGGGTGAAGATCGTAAACGGGCATGGCTTGATGGTGATTGGAATGTGTTTACAGGGCAGTATTTTAGCGAGTGGAATGAAGAAAAGCACGTGGTAAAACCCTTTGAAATACCAAAGCACTGGAGGACAGTAGGCGGGCTTGATCTTGGTTTTAGCAAGGAACATCCGACAGTATTCCTGCTTTCTGCGCAAGACCCGGATACAGGGAGGTTGTATATCACTGACGAGTACGTTGATTATGGTGTTCTCGAGCAATATGTACGAGGCATAGGCGGGATGCTTGGAGACAAAATAGACCAGGTTAGAGAGATATATGCCGACCCTTCTATGTGGGGCGCTTCGGGCAGAGCGAAAGAAAACGAGCAGACATCAGAACAAATATTTACAGTCGGTGGGCTGCCGCTTCTTAAAGCTAACAATAAAAGGGTGGAAGGATGGCGGATATTGAAACAGTGGTTACACTGGGACAAACGAAGGCAGGTGCCCTTCTTGCAGGTTTTTGAAAACTGTCGCACATTAATAGACACGTTGCCGCTTAACAAATACAACAATCACAACATGGTCAACATAGAAGACCTCGACACAAGAGGACCTGACGATGCGGTAGATGCTTTGAGATATATAGTGGCGAGTGCTTTTGGTTACCCATTGAATTCGATACGGCATGTGGACATAGATATACCCGAACAACACTCAGGTATAGACTACGAAGCGATGTACGATACTAATTACGAGACAGAAAAGAAATATGAAGACAATGGGATAATAGAAATAAGAGGAAGACAATTTAATAGGTACCACACATTTGCGGTGTATTGATATGGGAATGGAAATAAAAGATAAAGTGCATTATATATTAAGTGATCTTGAGTCTGTGAAAGATGTGTTTCACAGGAAGTTTAACAAGCACTTGGAAAATGTAGATTACTATGCTGGACGCCAATGGACAGAGGAAGAGGAGGAGTTGCACAGAATGCAGTTCCGCCATCCCTACGTGTTCAATGAAATACAGCACAAGGTGGATCACTTAATTGGTATGCAGACCCAAACAAGGCTGGACGTAATGGCGGTGGGTCGTGAAAAGACAGACCAGCAAGGGGCAGATATATTAACATTGTTGATAAAATGGGCAAATCAGATAAACAATGTAGAAAAGGTAGAAACAGAGGTGTTCTTAGATGCTGCTATTGGTGGCGTTGGGGCATCTGTTGTTTACTGGGCTTATAACGATATGGCGTATGGCTTTCCCAAGATTGAGAAAGTACCTATAAATGAGCTCTATTGGGATGGTGATGCTAAAAAGCAAGACTTGTCTGATGCAAGGTGGATGGCTCGTGTGATGAATGTTTCACGTGGAACGGCAAATGAGCTATACCCCGGCTACGAAAGCACCATAAAGAAGGTGGTGGGTGGCACAGGCAGCAATGCGATAACAGGATTTATAGATCAGGAAAAAACTAAGCGTCAGGAAGACATGGCGTTGTATGGGTTCCCTAACGAGAACGAAAGCAGGGACATCATACAAATAATAGAGTACTACGAACAATATAAAAAGGGCGTATATGTAGTTCTCGACGACGTTATTGGCGACAAATATGAATTCGACGATGAAAAATATGCAATAAAATTTGCAAATGGTTTAATAAAAGGATATATTGAGGGAGACATTGATGTCTATCACGAAGATAGTTCTTTGAAAATCAAGGTGCAATGCGTAGAGATACCAGCAATAGAGCAATCTGTGCTGGCTTCGGACATATTGTTATTTACTCAGGAAATAGACATACCGTTTTTTCCGTTCGATGTTAATTTCGCTTATCATATAGACGGAGACTACTGGGGCTTTATAGATAATCTTGTTAGCCCCCAGATAGCAGTGAATAGATTTTTCTCGATGTGGGACTATGCGGTAGGGGCATCTGCTAAAAGCCCGATAACCGTAATGGAATCTCTTTTGCCGAGAGGTAAGGATATAGAGGATGTCCGCAGAGAGATGAAGAATGTTTCACCAGTTCTGCCAGTGTTAAATCATAGTGCTATAGACTTCAAACCTAACGTACCTGTAAGACCTGAGTTGTTTCAGGGGATACAGTTTGGTATAAATAGGATGAACGATTATGCTGGTGGCAGGAATGTGTTAGGATTTCAGGAAAATGCAGCAGAATCCGGGAAAGCCGTAATGGCAAGAGCGGAGCAGGGAGGGTTAGCTCGCCTGCCTTTGTTTGACAACCTGAGACAGTGGCGAAGAGATTTGACATACAAGATGGTATGGTGGATAAAAAACTATATGGACAAAAGACAACAGTTGAGGATTATAGGCGGAGATAAAGATGTCCAATTTATGGAGATAGACGACGGAGTCCTCGACACAATAAGAGAATTAAAATACGATATAATAGTAGATGAGGTGGCGAGATCAGAAAGCATGAGAGAGCGCAAATTTGAACAGCTAAAACAGTTATTCAGCGTAATGCCGGGGATGCCACCAGAACTAATAACCGAGTTTATGTTAGAATATTCAGACATACCGGAGGCAGTAAAGAAAGAGCTGCTTAACAAGCTCGAACACTATAAAGATTATATAGCTAAGAAAGCTCAAATGCAGGAAGAGGAAAAAATGCAAAAGTCCGTAATGGACTCTATCAAACGCAAGGAGTTAAAGGATGCCGCTGAACGAGGCGAAGAGCTATCGGAAAAACAAGCGGAAGTAGAAAAAGAACAAGGAAAGTTTGAAAAGCAATTAAAAGAAACGGAAAAGATGAAAGAAAAATTGAGAGAAGAAAACACTCAACTGGCGAGAGAAAAGGCGATCAACGCCGCAAATACAAAGCCAGAATTACAACGTCTTATTCCGAATAATATAATGTCAACATTTATGTAGGAGGACTTATGGCTGATATATTCAGTAGCGGACTAATGCAGTCGTTCACAGAAGAAGATCGGGAAGAGTATTTGGAAAATCAGGAAAAAGGAGAAGAGGATGTATCTGAACTCGCTGACGATGAGGATGAGCAGGAAGATGAAACAGACGAAGAACAAGATAGTGGCGATGATTCAGAAGACACGGAAGAAGACATAGAGGACGAACCTGATGAGGAAGAAGGAGTCTGACGAGGACGAAGACTATGAGATGACTGTAACGTATAAATCGGCAGAGGGCAAAGACGTAGAGAAAACGATCAAACAAAGTGATTTGCCGGAGCTGTTGAAAAAGGCAGAGTCACCTGCAGATGAAGAGTACATTGATTTTATTCGGGATGCAACACCGTTTGTAGAAAACCTAAATAAAAGCATATTGATGCAACACGTGGACTATTATTTGTCCAGAGGATATTCCGACAAGGAAATACAACAGGGCTTATATCAGATGTGGCAAAAAACATTTGAGCAACAGCCACAAGAAGAAGAGGACGTAGATATATACGACAAGGATACCTTTAATCGTAAGGTAGAAGAAACGGTGCAGAAAAGAATAGCACCTATTGAAAATCATTTAAAACAACAACAACAACAGCAATACACTAACAGTATTATTGCACATAACGACAACACGTTTGCTAAGGCATTACAAAACCATGGGTATAACCCCAATGAATTATCGCAAGAGCAACGTGACGCTTTAAAAGAGGCGTTTATTACATACTACGGCAATGATAAAGGGCAGGTAGATGTAGCGAATATTAAATATCAGCAACACCAACTTAACGGGGTGGTGAAGGCAGCGTTAGTAGATCAAAAGTTTGGCAACAAGCCAGAGGAGAAAAAGACCAAAGGAAGCAGACCGGTAGTTAGGAAAAAAGTTCCTAAAATAGCACCGGGTAATGCAAGTACGAAGCGAGGTAACGCAAAGATAAAAATACCAAAGATAGATAATGTAAGCATTCAAGACAGAAGAGCAAATTGGAAGAATTTATAATGAAGGAGAATCAAGATGGCATATAGCAGTAGGCATAGGCCAGGTACCAGAACATCCGTAACAGTTGATCCGCTTTCGCTGGTTGCTGATATTGATGAGAAGGTGCGTAGGTTAGACCCTGAAGCAGCTCCTTTTCAAGCTATAGCTAAAGTGATAGGCAGAGGGAAGAAACCCCATAGTCATAAAGTGCAGGCAACTCAGCTTCACTCATTTGACCACTGGGATTTTTGTAGCTCTGTTACTATGGGCGTAACCGTTGATGCGAATCTTTCGAGATTTGCGTTAATGACATTGGATCAGAGTTCAAGACCATTAACGAACGACGTGATGTATTACGCACCACAGGATAAGTTTACTATACTTGAAACGGGACAATCAGTAATGGTTGTTTCAACACCAAGAGCAGCTTTACAGGTAAACGGAGCAGATGCTACATTCGACACAGGGCTTACCGGCAACACGGCGTCAAGAACGTCAGACGGCACAGTGCTTGTGATGAACGTAGAAGCAGCCCCGTTGTTAGACTTTACTACATCGGACGTAATCTATACTGGTCGTACCATTAAGGAAAGCCAGGACATAGAGGCAGAATCGCATCAGACCGACATCCTTTATGACTACAACTTCGTAGAGCATAAAGAAGCCGTGCTGATATTTACAGAGGATCAAAAGAAATGGATTAAGACTACAGGAAAGATGGGCGACTTTAACCTCCATCAGGAAGAGACTATTCGTAACTTCAAAAAGTCAGTTGACTATAACGCATTCTGGTCAGAGAGATCAGTGGACTTTACAGACCCGATGAGACCACTTCGTCACATGAGGGGACTGTTCCACGCCATTCAGACCAACGTGAGTTATTATGTGCCTGCGGCAGTAACTGATTTTGAGATGCTTATGGTGAACTTCCTGCACGAGCAGGCATATCGTTACAATCCATCCGGTCAGAAGAAAAAGCTCGGCTTTGCTGGCGGTAGGTTCTTAATTAATTTCAATGACTTTTTCAGAGAATACCGTAGAACCGGCAGCCTTGAGCTGGACGGCAAGGTAAAACTGGACTTAGATACATACGTAATTCCGGGCGGATACGCTCTTACGATGGTTCGTAATGAGACCTTACGTCAGGATACAGACGCAGAAAATTGGTTGTTTGTCGTAGATCCCGTACAGGCAGAATGGGCTGTGGTAAAAGATTATGAGTCAAGGCTCTGGTCTGCCCCACACGAAAGAGATGTTAAGTACATGATCGAATGGCAGGGAACTATAAGATGGCACTTAGAGCAATCACATGCACTTTTAAGAACCTAATAGGAGGAATGGAAAATGAGGTACATAACACCACATGCTAACTATGTTGTTAGCAAGAGAAATGGCGACCCATTGTATAAGTTCGGTCCTTCCGGGGTTCTTGTAGTGGGTAGCTTAACGACTGCGATAGGTGCAGGCAATTCAATGACACAGACATACGATAGTGACGAAGTTGGCAACAATGCCATCAGTCTTTTCCCGACTGGTCTCGATGGTACAACTAACACTCCGCCAGTGGAGTGCTGGGGTCAGGGATCGCTCGACGGGCTTGATGCAGACGGAAGTTCATTGACCTACGTAACCGATGGTTATAGAGGTAAATTCTTCCCGTCGCCGATCATAACCCTTACTGCATCATCTACAGACTCTGTATCCGCAACAGCGAATATATGGTACGAGGTGCTATTAGGTAAGGTGACATACGACGGAGTAACTTACAAGAAGGGTGAAATCTTCAAAACAGATGGTGCCGAAAGGGACGCTGTTTCTGTAGGAACTTCTGCGCAGATAGCACTCACATTGCCACCGGCATTACAGAACCGTGCTATATATGATCGTGATGGCGACTTCCATAACAAGAATCTTGGACATGGAGATGAGCCTTATGATTACTATGACTTTTCGTCAGGATATGAACCAAGGAGTAGCATAACCAACAGTGATGCTGACTTCTTTGGGTATGTTAGATAATAAATAAAGGGCATTAACATGGCAAGACAAGAAGCCGCACAAGTGCGGTATGTTGAAAAGCCGTCATATAACCAGAAAGCACGTCCCATCAAAAAGGTGGGGCGTGAACCTGGTCTAAAGCTGACGGTCATAGACAAAGATGGAAAATCCATACCTAATCCAAAGGTAAAGAGATTTTTTGCAGACAAGAAAAAGATGATGCTAATGAACTTAGATGTAGAGCATCCCATATTGTTGATCTTCAATGATTATATATACGAGACAGACAACAAAAAGGACATCGAATACTTAGAAACGCATCCACAGTTCAATGTGCATATGTGGCACAACGCTCCACCGGAAGCGATAGCTAAAAAGTTAAAAAAAGACAGAGAGTCTTTGACACGTGATCCTGATTTTTAATTAGAAAAGGGCGTATAAGATGAAAGATATTAAAGGTGGTCAGTACAGGAAAAAGCCCGCTAAGAAAGACGAGCACGAAGAGAAATACTTTGCACTCGGAAAGCAAGCGGCTAAAGTAGAGTCTGACAAAAAGGAAAACGAGCAGCTTGCACAAATGAATATGATACAGTCGCTTATGCTGGCTGATAAAACTATTCAACTAAAGCAAATGCTTGCTGAAATAGAGCTAAAGCAAAAGATGTTAGATGAACAAATGGCAGCTATGATGGCTCCTCCTCCGCTTCCGGGTATGCCGATCCCGGGCGGCGACCCAATGGGCGGAATGCCTCCGGGTGATCCGATGATGGGTGGAATGCCTCCTGACGCTATGGGTGGCGGAATGCCCCCGGGTGACCCAATGATGGGCGGTATGCCTCCACAGGGTGGACCAACGCCTGGGATAGACATGGGAATGACAATGCCGATGTAATATGCAGGCAGAAGCACTCATAACGAGGGCGAGGTTATATCTGCGAGACGTAACATCCGCCAGTATTCAAGGCGAGTTCTATAGTGATAATGAAATTGAATTATCACTGAATGTGTCGCAGAATATGTTTGTCAATTATTGCATCGAAACTGAAAAGAGATATTTACTAAATTCACTTATACGCAATACAGGTTTCTCCACCGGTGCTGTCACGCTTTCATCATTACAAGACTCCTACTTGCATTATTTAAGCGCCAGAGTTGGAAGCATTGATCAGCTTGCGAGGATGGCTCAAATATATTTGGGTGGCACCGGTTGGGGCTTTATTTACACAGACCACAGGGCGTGTATCATAATAAACGACACCTGCACATTTTACGAGGACAGACAAAGCACCAATGGAATCCTTTATTACTACAAAGTTCCTGTTAGTATAACCAGCGACACATCAGCCGCCGACTACCCGATACAGGACTTTTCTCTGTTTACCTATACCAATATCATCACCAAACACGCCTGTACGATGCTGGGCATGAAAGAGATACAAAGCCAGCGAGAGTTCAAGGAATACAGCTATAAGAAGATGCAGCAGATAGTGGAAACCGAGGACTATGTACGATACACAGGCAAGGATATTAAAGAGATCATGGATACAACTCTGAACCAACAGCCGCCTGTATATGTAAACGCACAGCAGCAAGGGAGGCAGATATGACATCCATAGAAACAATGCGTTATATCAGGATGCTTCTTGATGATTCGAGAGATTGGTTTCCTACAACTGACTTTATGGTGAACATGATAAACGAAGCTCAGATCAGGAAGGTCCATGAGTACTATATTAAGATGGACGAAAGAGCTTTGCGACCACTTTACACAACAAGCACAGACAGACAGAACGGCAACACGATCACGGGAACAACGCCATTGCTCTATCCACGTGCAGCGAGAATGAATAAATATTTAGAAGATGCCGACTATTCTGTGCTGGCACGATATGTGGAGCCAGATTTATATTTTAACTATACTCCTCCCGGCATATTGCCTGACGACGAGTTCCCAAGAGCAGCTTATTACACGATAACCAAGCAGTACAACACGAGTAGCGATGTGTACGAAACGTATGTGTGGCTTTCTGACACAGGAGCAAGATTAGATTTACTGTGGATACGTGAGCCAGACACATTTGTTTACGATGACGATGACGACGGGAACAACGTCCCATTATCGCTGCCTGCTGAATATCACCACGAGGTATGTGTTATGGCGGCAGAGTTGATAAACATTATAGACGTTGGCGAAATGCAAAGAGGCATGGCTGTATATCAGAACCAAACACTTACGTTAGATAAATTGGATGAAGCATGATACAGTATTCAAAAATGACCCTAAGGCGTGTTGTAGATGACGTCATGATCAGGCTGAACAAGCACCGCAGTGCTGTCAACATGGACTGGGATACCGTTATACGTGCTGTGAATCATTCCGTAAAGGAAGTTGCGTCGCTTATTATGCCTTATGACGGGGAATCCTTTATACGCAGGATGGATGTTGTTAACGGTACTTCAATGCCAAGAGAGTTTGTGCGTAGGTCCCGATTGCTTGTGGAAAGAGAAACTGATGTATATGACGAAGCTCGTTATGTAGATATAAAAGAATACTTTAATTTAACGAACAGCATAAATGTCCACGACTTTAATCATTCTTACGATTATGCGGGGATATATGCGTTCTGGGGTGAAGAGGCGACGAGTACCGCTACAGATTTCAGGATACATATTCACCCTGTTACTCTTACGGGGGTACTGGATTATTATGCTATGCCTGTGCTGTTGACAGCAGAGACAGACGTAGTGCCTATTCCCGAGGAATATATGGAGATAGTTATATTCTCGGCAATGCAGCGGATATACGCAAGAACAGCCCAGCACTCACAGATCACGGAAGTGCAAAAACGCATGGCAATGGAAAGGCAAAAGATATACGAATTGTATATAAATAAACGGAAGCAGGAAGACAGAGAGCTTGACTCTTTTGTGGAGCCTGTTATTCCTCTTGTTGGGACAAGACCATCCGAGGGAGAGGTGCCTAAGAAATTATGAGAGCAAGAGATTATATAGATGATGTAAAGCTGCGGCTTATGCGTAACGACGTGATGAACGATCTCGACGATGCTACGATAATGACATTTGTTAATTGGGCACGCAGGAAGGTTCAGCACACGACGATGTCGCTTGTTCCTGAACGGTATGGCAAGATAGTAGAACTTACGCCAACAGAGGTAACGGAAGAGGGGCTTAATAGGTATTTGTTGCCAGAGGATTGTATTAATGTTTACGTAGCATACTTCGAGTATAATGACGAGGAAGGTGGGGACACCACTATCTCTGAGATGCGATACGTTACGAACAGGGAAATAGAGACGACTCTTGATCACGATTTTAATGGTCCGACACTACAGTATCCGATATATACAGTATATTATGGGATATCAGGGGTATTTACAAGAGATGTTTTGGAAATGTCATACGGAAGCTATAATTTATCTGGTGATATTGAGAAAATTATTGTATATTATATAGCAGCGGTAAACGATTTGGAATATTTGCAAACAGCAGTGCAGCCATTAATGGATGATGACGAAACCGTGATACCCGCTGAATATGACGAGCTGGTGGTCTTGTATGCGGTGCTATATAGTTTACAGGTCATGCAGGAAGAGGTCGCCAAGACAAGCACGGAAGCGGAAATAGAGCTGGTTGTAAAGGGATTGAAACAGGAATACGATAAAGAAAAAGCAAGAGTAGGAATGTTTTTGCCAAGTAAGAAAGGAATATAAAATGCCATCTACATTTTCAGAATTGTACAGCGACTTCCAGGACGCAGTTAAGATTTACACCGAGAAGCTCGATGTGACAAAATATTCCTTTATGCGAAAGCTAACGAGGGGGGTGCAGTTGTTCCAAAGAGAGACACTGTATGTGGAAAGTATCGTAAACATCACACCTACCAGCAACGTATTCTTATCGCCACAGGATATGTTGGTTATAAAAGAAGTTCGGGATGAGGACGGTTATCCCATGTTGCCGCAACAGTTAAAGCAGCAATATCGGACAGCCGACCACTGGGAGGCAGGCATTCAGGAAGTGCCGACGAACTACGACATGAAGATGTGGGGTACGACAGTAGAAGACAGAACAACCTTATGGACTATATGGCAGGGACAATTTATATTCTATCCCGAATACACAAAGGACTTGATACAGGTGTATTATTGTCCTGACATGCACGCCATATCGGGCAATAGCTTTCAGTGGGCATCGTGGTATCCGCATGAGACCAATTTTGAGCCTAACTTTTCGTCAGCACAATTAAACCCGTCATTAGATGAGTATGAGGAGGCGTTCCTTGCCTATGCCATAGCACAATATATAAAGAGTCAGGGGAACGCTAATTACAGAGTTTACGAGGATCAGTTCCTTGCGGAGATAGAGCGAGCGAAACATAATAAACCAGTATATTTCACGGAGGGCGTAGTGTCATACATAATGGCACCGTGGGCATAATGTATAAAGATATAAGAGTAAATGCGTTTAAGGGATTAAATTCCAATGTAGCACCAGAGCTTATAGCCGACGGTGAGGCAAGGGATATATACAACCTGCGTATGGAAAAGGTAGGCAAGCTGGTATCACGCAATGGATATATATTTGGTTTATTTGCTGGCGACCCTATTCCTGATGAAACAAGATATTATGAGGGGATAGCAAGCTATATGCGGTGTCTCGGCATAATAGGTATTGGCGAGATGGTATTGGAAGAAAAGTGGATAACCATGGATACTGACAGGTTTATGGTGTATGTAATCCGCATGGGAGATTACGATGACTCTACTATCAACCCGGAAGTAGATAATACACCACCTACATTACAGCTACAAGAGTATTATGAGCATTATCTATTCGTTCCGATAACAGGAGTGTATAAAAATCATATAGTAACGAGCACAGTACATACTTCGGACCACTTATTAAAGACAAACAGAGAGGAATACCCACAGAACGATAGCGCCAGCAATGTAAGTATTTATGCTCCAAACAGGACGTTACCCGGAGAGGGAACGACAGGGGCTATTGACGACCACTGGATAAAACATTATATAGACATGACACAGTACAGGCATCGTCTAATGATCTCTGACAGGATCAATGGCGACATGGTGCTTGCAGATAAGAAAGTAGAAGATACAGATAATAATCATGGCTTTGAGCTAAGACCTAATTGCCTTGACGTATTTGAGATAGATAACGTGCTTCTTGATGATAGGACATCGGCATCTGAGGCAGGGGCTGACGACAAAGAGAATGCTTCTGACGATGGCGTAGAGAATGGCATGGGCTTGTATGATTTTGTGTTGCCTGAAGAGAAAACTGTTGGTACTATAGATAACTTTGACAACAAATTAAGCAACCCCGAGTGGGTTGGTGACCAGTCTGGCAAAGATAAGTATGACGATATATCTTCTGAAGAATTTATGATAAAATATACTCTGTATATGAGCTACCGAGACAAGACGTCTCTGTTCATCGCTGGTAACTTTTGGCATGACGATATACCTATAAAACACCCTGACGCAGCTACAGTAGAAGATGTGAATTGCGTCCAAATACTGAATGACGACGAAGAATATATATTCACTAACGAGCAATATGGACAGCAATACAATGATATTCTTGGAAAATTAGAGCTCAAGGAAGACGAATACTATAATTCAGATGGCGAGTACATCACGGAGAAAGCTGCTGATGTTTATGTTTGGGAGGATCATAAGATATCATACTATCCTTCTTCTGGTGCTGAAGCCAGAACGACAAACAAGTACTTAAAAGGTATAGATCGTTTCTTCGATAAATTGGCTCCCGGTATCCCACGGATAACAGAACTAAACGCCAAGACTGGTCGCAATAATCATGTTCCGCTATCAGTATGGAGATACAGATTCCTGTGGGAATACGAGGACGGCACAATGTCTGCTCCCAGCCCGGTGCTATGTTGCCCTGACATGATGTGGAGTGCTGTGAAAGACGATGAAATAGACTTGGACGAAACAGCCACGTACGCTGGTCGTCCTGCGTATATGTATGATGTGGAAGATTATGATACCGGGACGCCGTATAGCTACAACATGAATTGTGATATGTACCACGACACAACAACAGGGTATCCCGACAGGCAGCCTACTGCGGGACGGTTGTATGTGTACGACTCAGGGGCTGGAGATATGGTGCCAACTGATTTTGGGTTGTTGCTGTACGGCATAAAAGAAAAACTATACGGAGGACTAAACCATAAATACGGGATAGGGACATCAGCCAGTATGGCAGCTATCACAGACGAGATAGAACGAGGTAATGTGGGCGTTTATGCAACCGCATTTATAAGTAAAGGTAATATCGTTTTAAACGGCTTTGCAGGGGAGATATTAGACATCCCGAATTATGGGCAAACAGCGGGGTTCACTGAGTTCCTAAAGGATTGTGTGCAGGATGAACATTGCTTTAAGTCGCAGACAAGACCGGGAAGACATCCCGATTATTATCCAGGTGTTAGCCTTGGCAAGACAGTGAGGTATATGCCGATACAGATAGCTGTGCCTGTGTTCCAAAAGGACGATAACCCAAGGACATATAACTCTTTGTTCGACGACGAAGGCAGGCTTCGCACAGCTTATATAAACGATACCGGTATGACTACGTTGTATGGTACTAAGAGGGCGCTGGTATTGCCAGGGTTCTTAGACCCTATCCTCGTGGAATTAAATTCCACCCCTAGTGTGGAATGGAGCAAGATATACAACTGGGTACCTGATGGAGAGTATGGGTATATATATGTAAATATAAATCCCATATTAAATGATCTAAACAATAGGGACGTGGCATATTTGAACAATAGCCGCACCAATACAGCGTTCAGAGGTGTAAAGAACGACGAGGACAGGCTGACAAGGGTTAACGCCGACATAGATGTAGATGCATTATCAAGGCTTATAAAAACTGGGATGTGCGAGATAATAGTGAGTAAATCTGGAGACAGATATGATTTATACCAGCACAATATAGATGCGATCCCATACCCTGAGCCAGAGATAGACCCTGATGGGAATAGCGAACCATGTTACATGGGGACACAGTTTGACACGGGCGTATTGGCGAGGTTGAGAGATAGATATAATTCGGCTTTATCTGTTTCTTCCGGGGAAGCTATATATGAAGATTGTCGTGTACTGGGAAGAATCGTGAAGGGCGCTACGATGGGAGATGCTGCGGTCTATCACGAAAATAGCGTGAATCAATTAGAAAACATAGAAATACGTGTATATGGCGAGGGAGAACGCCTTACAGCACATGAACAGCTAACAGCTTATTTCCCCTCTTCACTGCTCTTTAAAGCCCCCAGAATGGGCATAAAAATAGCAAATGCAAACGTGCCAAGCAGAGCAAAACGCCTGCACATATTCCGCACAAAAGCGAGCCATGGCAACAACTACAACCCAGATGATTATGGTAAGGTAGCAACTATAGATATAGACCGCTCTACAGGTAGTGATACATTCGGCAGTGTCGGTGATGCGTATAGTGAAGCTCCGGGAGAGAAGATAACACTATCTGGAGGCAGCGAAACACTTAACTACTATGCTGGTATATACTTCTTTGATGACGTAAAAGATAGCCAGCTTGATTTTAGCATGAACATAAACGACTACGAAGGCATAATACACCCGCTTAAATCACGGTTTAACATAGCAATAAATGAGCGTGTGTACTATGCTAACTTTGAGGAGACATGGCAGGCACAAGCCCCAAGAGGCAATGTTCTGACTGTCATAGAAGATGTTAATTTTGAGATAGCGACTGTGGAAGATGATGACGATCCGTCAGACGGCTACACGTCAACTGATCTCGAGGGAGTCAATACGTCGTTATGGGTATCGTATAAAATTATATACAAAGACACAGAAGGCACTTATACAGAATCGAAAATTATTCCTGCTGATCCTGGCGTATATAGTATCGAAATTACTCCGGGTACTGACACAAAGCAAGTGGTGCTATACTTCTTGCCAAGCGAGTATGCTGGATACATAGAGGAATTGCAGATATACAGAGCTATAGAAAAGGCGACAGAGCCGACAGCGGAAATGAGCAGCTATTATTATATAGGCAGCTTAGAGCATGGCGACGAGGGTATATTTATAGACCACAACCAGCCTGGTGGCAGACGGCTAACTGATAAAGACGAAGACCCGACGACAAATGTATATGAGTCTGGTCTGCGGTGGTCAGAACCATTCCGCCCCGATTGGATAAAACTTGAGAGCTTTTCTGAATATCGTAGTGGCGACGGTATGCAGATAACAGGGCTGGAATCGCTATATGGCAATATTGTCATATTCAAAGAAACGTCTATGCACAGGGTGGCTGTTCAGGGTGCGGAAGTGCCTATATCACGAACAGACGAGATAACACCTGAAATAGGATGTATAGCACCAATGGCTTGTATTAACGTGAACAATACAATATTCTTCCTTAGCTGGAAGGGGATAATGTATTATGACAATAATGAGCTTGTGCCTATAGACAAGAAGTTCAATGAGGAAGTCTTAGCAGCTATCAATGAATTTACTGAGGAAGAGATAAGAGACGCTTCGTGTGGTTACAATCCTTTCTATAATGAGATATACGTGAATATCCCGAAACTCTACACACAGGGCGTTAGCAATAGTGAGATACAAGAGGTAGGGCATGTGGATATGTATCCGCATATTACTCATCAGGATGCTGCTGATGACAATACAGATTATTTTTTACGAAAGCTATATGGCAATATATATGTTGTTAGCTTAGATAAGGGATATGCCACGAAATTCATGCAGCAGGCATCGCTGTTGAACACCTCGACATATTATTATAGGAAAATAACAACTCCGGGGCAGATGATAAGAATGTACTACACCAACTCTCTTGGAGAAATGCGTAGTGCTGATATACTGCCTATACTGTATTCGAGCAGGAATGAATCAACTGAGATTATGATTTCCAAGTACTGGGCAGGCATATACATCGAAACACCTTATAACATAAACACTGCGGTTAGATATGCGAACTTATCTACGCTGAGAAGAGACGCTTCCATGCAGGGACAAATGCTTTATACGGACACTGATGACATCTTAGATGCTGGAAGGATACCTGATATTACTGCATTGACAGGATTGTCTGATTTTCCGCCGATAATAGAAGCACCTGTAAAAATAGGATATTATAGTAAATTCTTTACTGGCGATGTAGAAACCATGATAAAGAGAGTACGGCGTGTCATATTGAATTTATTTACACGAGGACTTGTTACAGTAAAGTGTGTGGTTATTCCTAAGACGCATGATCTTGATACGGTTAATGGAGTAGATTACTACTATACCGGGGATGACAGAATAGAGAATCTTGTTCTCGATAGCACGGCGCAATTAGCCATACAGACATTTTCGTTCAATCCGACGATAAGGTCGTACAACCCACTGCCTAGTAGTACAACATATCTGGGGACATCTATGGATGGCATAGGAACAAATATTATAGAAATCGTGCCGAAAAATTTTGAAGAGACAATAAAAAATGATAAATTGAATGATTGGTATGGTAAACCGATACGTATAGCCATAGACGTGGAAACGAGTATGAGAACACAGATAAACAGCTTGGTGCTATATGTTCGACCAATACACACTTATACCAGTTAGGAAAGGGAGTTATGAGTTTAAATTTGCCATTTGTCAGCGGAATACTCGGATACGGGTTCTCGGGATATTCGGGCTATTCAGGAATGGGCGGAGATAGCACATCTGGTTATAGTGGTTATTCAGGTATTAGCGGTTACAGTGGGATATCTGGCTATTCCGGTATGTCTGGTTATGGCGGCATGTCAGGATATTCAGGATCGGGAGAATCAGGTTATTCTGGCTACTCCGGTTATTCGGGACATAGCGGTTATTCTGGCTATTCAGGATGGTCTGGCACAAGTGGCTATTCGGGTTCTGGTGTATCTGGATATAGCGGTCTCGGCTTTAGTGGCTATAGCGGCTTTAGTGGCTATTCAGGAATATCGGGGTACAGCGGTTATAGCGGGATCAGTGGCTGGTCGGGTATATCAGGTTACAGTGGCGAAGGGATAGTGAGTGTTGACGATACTCCTGTAGATGGTGCTACCACAGTACCTATAAGTTCAAACTGGGCGTATGACCACATTAACGATGCCGATGTTCATACGGCTGGGAACATTACAAATGTGCCTGCTGGGGATATTGCAGCAACTGATGTGCAGGCAGCTTTGAATGAGCTTGATACTGATAAACTCAATATCGCAGACATAGACGACAGCCCTGTAGATGGAGTAACCGATGCTCCGATAAGTTCAAATTGGGCGTATGACAAGGTCGTTAGCGATGCTTTAGAGTGGCAACGATTCAAAGGCATTGACTTAACACCGAATCAGCTTCAATATATGTATAATCATAATACGAAGCTGATAGCGACTTGTGAAGCCGATGAGGCGTGGACTGATGGAAATTATATAGGTACATATGTTGCAACACATGGAGACGATACAGTTAATTATAAAGTAGGAACGCAAGGGATAAGCATTACTACAACATCTACTACATATAGGGCTATTCATCTTGAAATATCAAAAGACTTGAGCGAGTTTGAAGACGGTAGTGAAAGCACTGTTGATGACTATATTGAGTTTAGTATATATTGTGCGGATGCTTCAAAAGTAACCAATTCAAATATTGTATTC